AGTAGGTGCTATAGTTTATGAAAATAAAAACACTCATGAGATATTGGTTATACCAGTAGTTGCAAATGAAGACTATGTTAAATTTATAGATTACTTCTTTGATTGGATGCGTAAGGTTAAAAAAGCATTTGATGATCAAGAACTTCCAGAAAGAGGATACAGAAAAGATTCTAAGGTATGTAAGTCATGCCCAATAGAAAAGGTTTGTGACTCTAGAGATAAAGGTGTAATAAAAATTGAAAGAAGAAAAGAACTTGAATGATAAAATATTGCGAATGGTGCGATGAATCTTTTGATACACCGACTAAAAACCAAATTTATTGCGATAGCACATGCAGGTCTCTTGCAACTAAACAAAAAATTGTACAACGTTACAGAATTACAAAAGCCCAAGAGCGAATTGGGAAAGATCGCCGTTGTGCTGGTAATTGTGGTACCCTTCTTAGCATTTATAATGACAATGGGTTCTGTGATACTTGTATGGTTAGTAACAAAAAATTAGACAGGGTAATAAAAGAGATAAAGGATTTTTTTGATTATGAGCAAAAGTAAACTAAGATATATCGGACATCCTAATACAATATTGGCAATCGATGCCTCAACTAACTCAATGGCATTCTCTGTATTTACAGGAAGAAAACTTATTAAATATGGCAAAGTTAATTTTTACGGAAACCATGTATACGAAAAAACAGGGGATGCAACTAAAAAGATAGCGTCATTTTTAAAAGACTATGAAATTGATGCCATAGTTATAGAGTCAGCAATATTTACAAATTCACAAAAAACTGCAATAAACCTTTCTCTTGTTCAAGGTGCAATATTAGGAGCCAGTCAAATGTATAAAAAGACTCCTATAGTTTCTTGTTCACCAGTTTCTTGGCAAAATTGGATCGGTAATGGAAAACTAACTAAGGAAGAAAAGTTAGCAGTAAGAGACCTATATGGAAATGATAAGTCTTACTCATTTTATAAAACAAAAGAAAGAGAAATGAGAAAAGGTAAAACTATTAGAAAGATTAATATGCAATTTGATTTAAGTGTTGAAGATGATGACGTTGCTGATTCTATAGCAATAGGGTGGTATTCATCTGAAAATTGGAATAAGTTAGTTGATCAACCTCATAATCTTGACAAGACAAGAGGGTAGTGATAAAATGAAACTATATACAAGCGAGGCTTGGCTAAAGAAAAGGTATCAGATTGATAAAAAAAGCCCTCAAGAGATTGCCAAAGAGTGTGGAGCATCTGTTGAAACTATATACGTATATCTTGCCAAATTTGGTCTTAGAAAGTCAAAGAGGTAATTATGGCAGAGTATAAGGCTCCTGATTTTGAAAAGCAAATTGAAGATAAGATGAGGATTGTTAAAGACATGTCTACCCAAGCACCAGCGGGTAGAAAGATATTAGATGAATGTCTAGATATAGCAAAACTACTTATTAGTAAGAATCAATCTTATGGTAGTTCATATAGTCATCCTATTAATATATTTAGTAAGTCTACCCCAAAAGAACAAATATTTATTCGTATTGATGATAAACTTAATAGAATACATAAAGGCAAAGAGTATGCATCAGAAGATACAATCTTAGATCTTATTGGCTACCTTGTATTATTAAGGACATTAAACAATGAATGATGAATTAGTTAAACACTTAGATCTGGTAAACCAGGTTGCTGCAGAATACCTTAAAGGCTATGATGCTTCTCAAATTTCAAAAGAACTAGATATGCCACGTCAAAAAGTATTGTCTCTTCTTAACGATTGGCGATCAATGGTTTCAAATAACCAAGCCATTCACGCACGTGCAAAAGAAGCACTTGCTGGTGCCGATCAACACTATTCATCTTTAATTAAAAAGACTTACGAAGTAATTGATGCTGCAGATTCTACTGCTAATCTTACAGCAAAAACAACCGCTATCAAATTGATAGCAGATATTGAAAGCAAAAGACTTGAAATGCTACAAAAAGCAGGACTGTTAGATAATAAAGAGATAGCAGAACAGATAATTGAAATGGAAAGAAAGCAGGGGGTTCTAATTGGGATCCTTAAAGAAGTAGCCTCAAAGCATCCAGAAATTCGTGAAGAAATTATGAGAAGACTTTCTGAAGTGCAAACAGAGGTGGTAGTAATTGACAACGATTGATTTTAGTGAATTTATAGAAGCACTGGATGAAAGTCCTTTTGAGGAAATGCCAGTAGATGTAAAAACTTTTGTAAGAAGTAAAGACTATCTTAATATGCCAGAACTATCTGAGTACCAATATACCTTGGTAGAATGCATGAGCCAAATTTATAAAAAAGAAGATGTTGAAAGATGGCTAGGAAAGGAAGATGGTAATGAACATTATAAAAAATACACTAAGTCTGAAGTTATTCTTATGTGTGGAAAAGGTAGTGGTAAAGACCATACTTCTACCATTGGTTGTGCTTATATTGTTTATAAACTTCTTTGTCTCAAAGACCCATCGAGATATTTTGGTAAACCATCAAACGATGCAATAGATTTAATTAACGTAGCAGTTAACGCACAACAAGCAAAGAATGTATTCTTTAAAGGTTTTAAATCTAAGATTGAAGGGTCCCCTTGGTTTGCTGGTAAATATAAAGAACCAAAGATTGACAGTATTGAATTTAATAAATCTATTACTGTTTATTCTGGACACTCTGAACGTGAATCTGCAGAAGGACTAAACTTAATGCTTGCAGTGCTTGATGAAATATCTGGATTTGCTATGGAAGGTGCTGGTGGAAACGATCAAGGAAAGACAGCGGATAACCTTTATAAAGCCTTTAGAGGATCTGTAGACTCTCGTTTTCCAGACTATGGTAAAGTAATCCTTCTTTCATTTCCAAGATACAAAGGAGACTTTATATCACAAAGATATGAAGATGTGGTTGCAGATAAAGAAACAATAGTAAGAAATCATGAATTTATAATTAATCCAGCATTATCTGAAGATGATCCATCTAACAAGTTTGCTATTGAGTGGGAAGAGGATAATATTTTATCTTACAAATTCCCTGGAGTATTTGCACTACGTAGGCCTACATGGGAAATGAACCCAACAAGAAAAATTGAAGATTTTAAAATTGCATTTTTTACAGATGCGGCAGATGCACTTATGCGTTTTGCTTGTATGCCAACAGTATCTTCAGATGCATTCTTTAAGTCAAGAGAAAAGGTTGAGAGAGCCTTGTCTTCTAGAAACCCACTAGACACCAATAGAAGATTCGATTTAACATTTAAGCCAAAAGAAGACGTTGAGTACTTTGTTCACGCTGACTTAGCACAAAAGCATGACAAGTGTGCTGTGTCAATTGCTCACGTAGATAAGTGGGTAAGCGTTCAATCATTTAATAACTACGAACAGATAGTTCCATTTGTAGTTGTAGACGCCATCGCCTGGTGGGAGCCAAAGCGTGAAGGTCCTGTAGATCTCAGTGAGGTAAAGAATTGGATTATAGATTTAAGAAGAAATGGTTTTAATTTAGGATTAGTAACATTTGATCGTTGGCAATCGTTTGATATTCAACAAGAATTAAAACAAGTAGGTATTAAAACAGATACACTTTCTGTTGCTAAAAAACATTATGAAGACTTGTCCATGCTTATCTATGAAGATAGAGTGATTGCACCACACATAGATATTCTTTTAGAAGAAATGTTAGAACTTAGAATTATGAATAGCAATAAGGTAGATCATCCTAGAAAGAAGTCTAAAGACTTAGCAGACGCTATGTGTGGCTCTGTTTATAATGCAATTGCTCACGCTCAAAGAGATAGGGTAAAAGAGATAAACATACATACCTGGTCCAGAGGTGGGGTAGATAATGATTCATCTAGAGATGAAGATGGTTTACCAAAAGAAAAGATTAGAGGTAGAATAGGAGATTGGGGTGGGGGGTATAGATTAATATGATAGATAATTATGAAGAAGAAGAAAGAAAAGCACTTATGGATCATCTATTAGAAATAGGGGCTATTGAAATAACTGGATATGATGCTATATCTGATCAATTTACTTATAACATTACCCCAGCATGTGAACATCTAGTTCCAGATTTATGGGAAGAACATTTTAAAACAGTAAATGAAATAGCCTTTGGAATGTGGAGTGAGGGCCTTATAGAGATGAAGTTTGACCAAGACGGGGTACCTTTGGTATTATTAAAGCCTGAGATAGTACAAATCAAAGATACTCTTCCAGATGATCAAAGATTCTTTATAGAAAACCTTTTAAGGAAGCAAGATAACGGTGATATAATTTAACTATGCCTTATGATATTAAAAGAAACTATGGTGGTTGTAAGGGTTATGCCGTAGTGGGCCCAGGGGGCACAAAAGGCTGTCACCCATCACGCAAAAAAGCGATTGAACAACAGAGAGCCTTATATGCTGCTGAAGCAGATTCTAAAAAAATGGATCATAATGATGTAATTACTAATGAAGATACACCAAATAAAAAACCACACTCAATGGAAGAATGCCCAGATCCAAAAAATTGCCCAGACCATATGGAAAATGATATGGATAAAAAATCTCCATGTTGGGATGGATACGTACAGCGTGGGATGAAACCAGGAAAAGATGGAAAGATGGTTCCAAACTGTGTTCCTGTTCAAAAATCAGATGAATGTTGCCCAGACTTAACAAAAGCAGAAGACTGGGAAGGTAAAGAATTATATGATCAACTATCTCAAGCAGAAAGAGAATTAGCAGACTCATTATTAAACTTAGCAAATGAAGTTGGACCATTAGATAAAGCAAGAGGAATTTGGGTTGGATACGAAAGTGGACAACAAAATGAAAATGCATCTATTGGAGTTAAATGTGGTAATTGTGCTTTGCATAAATCTTCAGTTGCTTGTGCAATTTTAGAAATGCCAATTGAAGAAGAAGGTGCTTGTAGATTTGCCGTAATCCCAGATGGTTATGTAACAGTTGGAAGCGATGTTCAAGAAGATATGGACGATAACTCAATGGACAAAGCAGATTCAGTTCGTGTAGGACAAATGGTTTCTTGGAATTCAAGTGGTGGTAGAGCAGAAGGAAAAGTAATTAGAGTAGTAAGAAATGGTAAATTTAAAGTTCCAAATAGTTCTTTTGAAATTAATGGTACACCAGAAGATCCAGCAGTAGCAATTAGATTGTACCGCGATGGAGAGCCAACCGATACAGTTGTTGGACATAAAATGAAAACATTAACAGTTAAAAAATCAATGGAAGAAATTGATTTAGAAAAAAGATCTTTGGAAGATTTAGACCTAAAGCCAACAGAATCAATGGCATCAAATGCTCGCAGGGGATTAGAGTTAAGAAGAAAGTTTGGTAGAGGTGGTACCGCAGTTGGTGTAGCACGTGCACGAGATTTAGCGAATAGAAAAGAATTAAGTCCTGGAACCGTTTTAAGAATGTATTCTTTTTTCTCACGTCATGAAGTAGATAAGCAAGGCAAGGATTGGAACAACTCAGAAAGACCATCAAATGGTAAAATAGCGTGGCTTCTTTGGGGCGGAGACTCTGGGTATGCTTGGGCTAAATCAAAAAGAAACGCAATTATGAATATAAGATCTCAAAAATCAAATGATGCAGTATGGCAAGAATCTCCTTTTTCTCTTCGTAAACATATTGACAAACAATAGTAACTAGTGTAGAATTAGACAAAAGAGGAGTTGAAATGGATGAAGATAACCAAATTCTTAAAACTATGCTTCAGTATTATCGCAACAAGTGTGCACAACTGGAGTTTGATTTTGTATTATATAAACTACAGCAAGAGTTTAAAGAAGGACAATCTTCAAGAGATATTCAAAACACCTCCGATGCCAGAAAAGAGACTGACTCAAATGCAGAAGGTGCTTAAAGATAGCAACGTATCTGTAGCAATTGTCAATGACTATGCTTACTGGGTAAAAAATAACAGCATATATAAATCAAAAGTTTCAGATGATGGATTTATAGATGTAGATAACGCATTAGAAATAGATGTTTTCTCTTTAAATGAAAGAGAAACTAAGAATCTTTTAAAGATCATAGATAGCATATCAGAATAGAAAAATATGGAATACCTTCAACTTTCTTTAACAATATTATGCACGACTCTTTTCTTTTTGTGGAACTATAAATATATTAAGTTAAATAATAATGAAGAAATAATAAAGGTATCAACTCTTGACAGCAAGGCTTATTGGGTCTATAATAATATACTATATACCTCAGAAGTTATTGATGGAAAAATCAATATGAGAAAAAAAGAAAAGGTAGACTCTATGGGAATGTCTGAAAATGACATCCATGATCTATTAAATACGATTGGACAAGAATGATTATTGCCGTAGAGGGAACAAAGTCTTTCTCAGACTATGAGATCTTTATGAGGGCTATGAGTGTGGCATTGTCTAACATTAAAGATAATGAAATACAGGTGTGGTCTTTGGGACCTCATGCTATAAACAATTTTACAGCAGCATTTTGTAATTCATCAGAAAACTTTTTAAAACAAAAAGGGTTTAAAATATCTTTTCATAAAGTATATGCAGCATGGGTAGCAGAAAATATTGAACATGTTAACTATTTTGCTTTCTTCAGTGCACCAAAAGAATCTTTATCAAAGATGACTACGCTTGCACAGGGAATAGATACATGCGAAGTTGGAGTGTTTAGATACTAATGAATCTGAGTCTAGAGCAATGGTCATATGTTATGTTTGGGGTACAACTATTTTTTTATATGACTATGGCGTCAATATCTTTGGGTAATAATAATAAGTTTAGCCTTGTATTAATGTTTATATCATTTGTACTATTACAGGGAACAACAGTAGCATATGGAATAATAAC